TGTTAACCCAAGGTCCTTTTGGTTGAGAAGATCCCTTAGATTTCTTCTTTTTACCAAACCAAACTGCCAAATCTTCATTTATATTTCCTTTGTCAGAAATCTCAATCCATTCATTAAATGGGACTTTTTCTAAAAATTCAACCCTATTTTGATTTAATGGTGGATAACTTACACCATAATCGTTAATTGATTCTTTAATTTTTTTAGTTATTTGTCTAACAACCCCATCTAAACTTACCGTTGTTTTTTTTGGGTCATAATTTTTTATAGGTTTGGCATCTGTATTATGAAATGGTAATGAATTCATAATTCCCGCCTCATCAGACCAAGCAAATTTTTCAGGATTATTTTTCATAAATTTAGAAATTTTTTCAGCCCTTTTTTCTTTTCTTCGTATGGTTTTAGGATCTGTGGACATTTTACCATCTAAACTATCATGATCTAAAGATGCATCATCCCATTGATTTACAAATTCAGTAAATGGAGCCATTTGATTTTTATCAAATTCTCTATATCCAGGTAACAATGGTGAAACATATGAACCTCTAGATCCACGACTATCACTAGTCGTCTCCATTATTACTTTTTTTATAATTTTACTAAGTCTATCCATTTGATTATATATTATAAATATCTTATATTTTAAATATGGAAAAAGAAAATACAAATTATGGTAATTTATTTGGAACCATTGATTTATTAAGTGAAGAACATCTTGAAATAATACTATCAACAATGAATAATGACCACGCTTTATATTACCTTATTGAGGCGATTAAATCCGCACATTCTAAAGGAGTGTTCACTATTGGTGAATCTGAAGTGATATCAAAATCTATTAGGACTTTAATTAAGTAATTTATTATACATAAAAAAAGGGACAATTTCTTGTCCCTTTAGTGTTATTTTTTAAGATTTTGATTATCTCAATTCTCTTAAATCGAATGTTCTAACACCATCAACGGTAATGCGGCCATAAAACCTGTTGTTTACCATTTTTTTCGCGTATCTCGTCATTATTCCTTTGATCGGAGTAAAGTTGAACGGGTTATACATTGTAGGTGTTAATTGTAGAGGTACGTACGGTGCGTAGATGTAACCTGTGTCTAACAATGACGTTCCTTTGTGTCCTACTAACACTTGGTTAGCTGGGAAGTAAGGGTCACGGTAAACTTGGTAACGACCTGATAATGTACCAACTCTTTCAATACCCATGTTATACTGATCTTGATCAGGAGCCGCGTTAGATACGTGGAAGTATTCTAAATCGTCAAAGATAGCTGAAACTTCAGAAGATACAACAATCCAGTTAGCTCCACCTCTTAATGTAGATTTGTGGATTTGTGCTGACAATTGGTTAATTGCAGTAATCAAAGTTTGGTTCCAGTCTTTTTGAGTATAAGAAGCTTGGTTAGCAATTCTTCTCCATCCGTTGTAATCCCAACGTAGGTTCCAAGCTGCACCTTTACGTAAGTCACGTAAAATTTCACGGTCAATCTCAGCCGCCACTTGTTCTGACAATAATGCTGTTAATTCAGCTTCAGCGTCAATGTTATGGAATGCTGCAACGTCTTGTGCCAATTCAGGAGACCATTGTGCTCTTAGTTTTCTTTCTGTAACAGAAACTGTAACCGACTCAAGGTCAAAAGAAACTTCACCAATTTCATCTTCAAACTCAAGGTTTGCATATCTTCTATAGAAAGCTATGAAAGAACCACTTGAATCACCTGAGTAGATTGTACTACCTGTGTATCCGTCAAGTGATGTTGCATCACAATCGGCACATATAGGACAAGAAAGATCTACTTCTAAGTATATACAACCATTTTGAGAACAGATATCATTATAACTTCCACCGTTACCAGTGTTAGTATTATATGCATTACCACTGTTTCCAAATGCGGTTTGTGTGTTAGTACTTGTTGGAGTAACAATACCTTGACCGTAAATTTGAGTTACTACTCTAAATAATAGAGGAACATATTGACCAGCAGCATTTGTTAATACGTTACATGGTGTTGAAGATCCCGAAATAATTGAAGTTCCATAAATTCTTAAATCAGAAAGAAAAGACTCTGTATCAATTTCACTACCGTCAGGACCAATTAATTTTCCAGTTCCAGCATTTGCAAAACCACAAAGTTTCATAATAACTTTTCTTGTGTTTCCTGCATACGCCGTTAAAGCCGCATCAACTAAGCTACTACCAGACCATACTTGTACAGTTGTGTTAGCAGTAACTGCGGTCCATTTACCTTTAGAGTAATCAAACAATCCTGGAGGATCTAAACCAGCCTCATTACCTTCGTAAAATGAATCATAAAGATTTTTTTTGAATGGGAAGTTAGTTGCACTTGCATCTCCGTAACCACTGTTTGGTGTTTGAGTGCTAGGTGAGTTAGGTGCTCCGTAAGGTGCGTAATGTTCACCGCCAGAGTTTTGTACTCCGTTTTGTAAGTTTCCATTAGCATCGTATGAAGATGAATTAGCGTATCCTTGAATTTTAGGCACAAAATAGAATAATTTACCGATAGGTAAGTTCATAGCTTGTACAGATACGATGTCGTTAGCCAATAATTTAGAGAATACTCTTCTTACGATTGGAAAAACAACTGTTTCAAAAGCTCCGTTAGATGCTCCGTCTGATGTTGCTTCGTTAATCAAGTGAGACGCTTGGTTCTCATATAATTGTGCAACGTTTTCTTTTAGGTGGCCTCTAAGACCTTCAAGGAATCCTAAACGATCCCATTTGTTAATTGTGTCTTCTTTGATAACTTTAAGGTGTTTTAACCCGATGTTACCAACAAGACCTGATTCTAATAATGCTCCCATTTTTTTTGGTTTTTTATTTTTTTAGTTTATTTTATTTTATTTTTGTCATTAAATCCTTCATTCTTAAAAATTGTGGATTCTCATACGTTTTTGATTCAATCAAATTAACTGAAGATCCTGTATCAGCAGTTTTATTAACAGTTCTTTGAATTGACTCGTTTATTTTTTGTTCACCTGTTGAACCATTAGATGATAATTCACCTTTAATTGTTCTATATAGGTTTTTTGATTCTTTTAAAGATTCAAGATTATCAAATCTTCTTAAAATATTTATTTTTTCTTGTTTTGTTGTTGAATGTTCGGTAAAAAGTCTTGTAGCGTAAGCCAAGTTAGAATTAAATACAGCAACTTCATTTAATTTTGTTCTAAAAACATCAAGAGCCGCTTTGTATTCTTCATTTTTTTCTCTTAATAAAGAAACTTCATTATTTGAATAGTTTTCCGAAATTTTAAATGGACTGTATTCATAATTTCTGTTGTTTGTTTTCGCTTTTCTTAAACCACGGCTACCATCTTTAGATCCATTACCATAAGTTCTTGCCGCTTCTTTGGTCTCAACTTTTTTCATTGGTTTTGGTGAGGTTCTTGTGTTGTCACCAATAGGTCCTTTTTCCGTGTTCATACCTTCCTTATATTCAAATTTTGGTTTTCCAGTTCCAGTGGCTTTAATACCTTTACCAAACGCTTCTTTTCGTTTTTCGTTAAATCCGCCACCCATATTAGGTTTTTTGTCATATGAAAATTTAGGACCTCTACGGTTTTCAGTTCCTTTTGATTTTAAAGATTTTAAAGATTTTTTAACAGCTTCCATTACACCGTCAACAGTAGTATCAGTATAGTCCATATCTTCAGTATATTCCTGTTCATATTTCATATGTCCCATACCTTCAGTATCATCTCCATCTATTTCCAACTCATATGATGTTTCTTCATCATCATCATCATCATCCATGTCTGAAAATCTATTTCCACGAGATCTCATTGCATCTCTCACAGGAGTTTCGAACCTACCTTTATGTGATCTGATTGCATCTCTCACAGGAGTTTCAAATCCCATTTCATAGTCATCCTCATAGTCATCTTCATCTTCATAATCCATTCTATCTTCTTCTAACCACCACGCTCCATCATTTCTGTCTTCGTCTGAGTTTCCATAGTCTCCTTGTTCCATAGTTTCAGGATTCATTTCAGGATTCATTTCATCTTCTTCTAACCACCACGCTCCCTCATTTCTGTCTTCGTCTGAGTTTCCATAGTCGCCTTGTTCATAAAAATCACCTTTTGTAGAACTCATTCCACCCATTTCTCCATCATCGCCCATTTCTATTTCATATATTAGTTGATCACGATTATTACCGTAAGATTCTCCTAATTGAATCATATATTCATTATCACCGTCTTTAAGGTTTATATTACCACCTTCTTTTTTTATTACGATTCCATCATCATCACCCATAGCTTTAAAAACTCTAAGAACTTCCGCGTCTGACGCATCTGTCATATCAATAGTTTCATCATCCATTTCAGGGTCCATTTCCATTTCAGGGTCCATTTCCATTTCAGGGTCCATTGCCATGTCTTCATCATCCATTGCCATGTCTTCATCATCCATTTCCATGTCTTCATCATCCATTTCCATGTCTTCATCATCCATTTCCATTTCAGGATCCATTTCCTCATCGTCAACGGGTTCTTCAATCTCATCTTGTTCTCTAAGAGATTCTTTTACTAATTGTTTGATTTCTTCACTCATTGTAGATTGAAGTATTCCTTTTGCGTTCTCTTGAAGAGTCTCTTCCAAATTTCGTATTTGGAATAAAGCTTCTTCTACTACATTTTTGTTATAATTCATATTTTTTTATAATAGTTCATCAATAAATATCATTAACTTTTAAAAAAACAATAATTTTTTATTTTTTAGGCATAAAAAAAGGAAAAAGATTATTTTCTTTTTCCTTTTTTGTCTTATTAAAAATATTTTAATTTTCAATAACCTCATTAATTTTTGATTCAACAATTGCTGTTATTCTCCAATCCATTGAATAATTTTCAAAAATTTTAGTAACTTTAGCCTCAACATCTGTTGGACTATACCCTTTTACTAATTTTTCTTCTTTCATTTTTTTTACTTTTCCTGTCTCATTATCAACCACATCGGTTGTAATTCTTGATATAAAATACTTTTCGTCCATAATAATTTTTTTTATTTATCTAAATAATGAGTTAATCTTTTCATTAAGTCAAGCGATTTATTACCAGACTCCCCAACATTTCTTTCTACGGACATTCTTTTTTCTTCATCTAAATTTTCTTCGTATTTCATTCTATCGTTTCTATCTGTGAATAAGTATGCGCCAGGTGTTGACGGTGAAGATACAAGATCAAAACATATTAATTCAAAATCATCCTGAACTTCATTTTGTTCCCCAACTTTTTTTAATGAACCAACACCACGAGAAGATATTCCTAATGTAACTCCTTGACGAAGATAGTTTGCCGCTAAATCACCTTTTGTTGATACAATCCCTCTTTCGTGAAAACCTGGACTTGTTAGTAATTTTAATTTACCCAATAAAACAGGACCGTCCCACCATATTTCTGTGATCATGTGAGAAACCCTGTCTAAATCAATTAGAGAAGATTCAGGATGGTTTAACTCAGAAAGAGATGTTCCTTTATTAATTATTTTTTTATAATTATCAGCTTCTCTTTTTAATATTTTTTCAGGATAAATTCTTCCGTTTCTATTTGGGGTATTGTATTTTTGTAAAACAGCGTAAAACTCAAATGGTTTTGAATGATCCAACATATCTCGATTTTCTCTTATCATAGATAAGTTTCTTCGTTCATTTGGGTCTATATAACCAGCATCATACTCAACAAGAATCCCACGTCCGGAATCTTTTGGTCCCAATATTTTTAAGTTTTCCATCTATCTATTTTATATATAAATACTAAATAGTTTCAGTTTCTTTCTTTATGATTTTTGTATTTCCATTTTTAGTAAGATAAAATTTAAAATATTTGTTTTTATTCATTATTTCCCCATATATTAATTTAATTAAACTTTTTACAATTTTTTTTAATTTTGGAGATTTAAAATCCATTTTTTCTAACAGAAACAAATTAATCTCTAAATTCATAAATGATTTTTTTTTAAGATGTAACCCACTAGTTCTTAAATCAAGATCAACAATAAATTTAGTATCAATAATATCTTTATTTATGTTATTTAAAAGTGCGTGTTTAACGGATCTTGACATGTTTAATACGACCCTATTCCAATCCTCCGACTCATATTTTGGTTCTACCCAACTTTGTATGTTTATAAAAATTGATTTTAAATTTTGGGAATCAATTGTCCCATATTGTGATTTAAATGATCTATACCCGTTTAGTTTGGCAGTTTTTCCTTTCTTCATAAATTTTCTTCATATACTTAATGTTTATTTTGATATAATTATAATTAATTATTATTGTTATATCAACAAACCTAATAAAATGAAAATATGTTAATCGTGACAGTAAAAAAGGGGGGTATTGAGAAATCCTTAAAACTTTTAAAGAGAAAATTAATTAATACAAATCAAAATGAAATCTTATTAAACAGAAAAGAGTATATTAAACCATCTATACTTAATAGAGAAAAAAACAAAAAAGCGATTTATATTCAAAAATTAAAATTAAATAAAGATTAAAGACTTTCTTTAAGTTGTTTTAAGTGATAATAGTTTAATTCTGAAAAAGATTCTTTTTGAATTTTTAATAAAACTTGGTCTATTGTGTTAATTGTGTCAGAATCGTTTTCATTATTTTTTTTTTCATTTAACTTTTCTAAAACCAAATCCTTAGCGTCATTGTAATTTTCAATTAACTGTGTTTTTGGTGTTGATAGAATTTTTTTAAGTTCTTTTTGTTCTGATTCTTTTAATGAGGAAATAAATTTCCCAACAGTTTTATTTGCAACATTTAACATTGACTTTAATGGAACCTTAATGATTTCTTTTTTTTCTTGTTCTTTAGTTTTTAAAATTTCGCAAATAATTTTTTTACTCTTAATTTTACTTTCTAAAGTTAAAACATCTGTTGAAAACAGATTATCTATTTCTTTATATTTGTTTTCACATTTTATGTGACCAACCCACATTTTAATTTCTTTTAAACTATAAGGATTTACTTTATTAGTTAAATTCTCATATGCGGTGATTGATTCATTTATAAATTCATTTACAATACTTTCTTGAAGACCTTTTTTAGTTGACAATTCATCATACAAAAAAAATATTCTAGATATGTTTTTGTTTTTTAACACTAACTCCTCAAATATAAATAAGTTATCTTTTAAAGTTCCCTTTTTATACGACTCACTTAAGTAAATTTCTATTTTTGATTTTAATTCTCCAAACATTTGTATTTTTTTAAATAAATATCAAGATATTTTGTTTATTTCATCAATATCGGTGTCAGTTGTTTCTTCATCATATTCATCTCTGTCAATCATTTCACCCTCCCACCAATCTGAATTATCAAACCAACCCACAAAATCTTGAACATCGTCCTCATCTTCTAAGTAACTATCTACCGTATTTTTCCACATTTCTTTAACACTAATTGTTGCATATCTTCTTGTGATAATTTCGTAAGTATGTAATTCAGGAATTTTAATTGGCTCAGTTTCATAATTAGGATTCATTCGGTATAACGAATAAATAAATGAAAAATCTTCGGTTTCAACCGCCATTCCAATATCGTCTAAAATGTTTTTAACTATTTTTTCATTACCCCCCGAAATTAATTCTCTTGGTCGACCATATTTACCAATATCATTAGTCATCTTTTTTAAAATGAACCTCATGTTTTTTTCGGTAAGATTTTTGAATTTACTCATATTAATAAATACTAATCACCAAGAAGTTTTGATAATTGATCTTCTAAATCACCTAAAGAATTATTTATTTTTTTAAAATCTAAAAACTCATCTTCATTAAAATCATCTTCATTTGATTCTAATATTAATTTATTTTTATCTCTTCTCATTGATTCAGGTAGTGGCGCTCCTGCATCAGGTGGTGGTGGTGCTCCTGCATCAGGTGGTGGTGCCCCTCCTGCGTCCGCAGCTGGTGCTCCTCCCGCTGATAATGTTGTTCCTGTTACAGGTTTGTAAAGTCTATCTACGGTGTCAAAAATTCCTGTTCTAGTTACGATTGTTGCCGTATTATCTAATTCTGCAGAAACCGCTCTTTCCATTCTAATTTGTAATAGTTCGTTTTTAATTTCGTCATCAGAAAACCCAAAAATGTGTTTTTTGGCCCAAGTAGCAGAAACTGGTTGAATTGATTTAGGAATTTCACTAACCATGTCTTTATATAATGTGATTTTTGTCGCCCAAACGTCGATCATTAATAAATCAGCTTGTTTTGATGGATTT